GAACAACGGGCCTTGATATGCCTCTCTGACCCACAGCCGATCGCCTACCTGGCCGAATGGGCATGAGAAAAGCGCTGAACGTTGATGCGTGCCGGTCGCATTTGATTCTGCCCAATGGTATTTGCCAATGTCGCTGCGTTTTGTGGAATCGGTAATGCGCAGCAGGCCGAACTGATTGGATTCTGGCTGCACAGCCATAACCCGCCGCGTCTGGGTCTTGCGGCCGTCGAGAATGGCGCGAACCATTTCGCCGTTGAAAATCACTGGGCGCTCTTTCATTTGGCCTCCCGCAGTTCGGTGGCGAATGATTCCAAGCAGCGGATCTGGTTTCGAATGAGCGCAGATGTCATACCAAAGGCGTGAGTATCAGGATGCATATCGGCGAGCTCTCTTTTCTTTCTGCCGATAAGCAGCTCAATAGCCTCAACCTTTGCTCGCGCTTCGATAGCTGCAAGTGCTGCGCCAGTGGCTGGGGTTTCCAATGCTTTTTCAGCATCGAAAATTAGGCACTTCCACGGGTGAATTGAGTTTTCCTCTGGTTCATATCCGGCGGCATACAGGTTGTTGACAATGCGCTCTGCGATATGGCGCAACCCAAGGCTTTCCACAACCAGCGCATCACTATCAGCCTTCGGCGCTTCATAGGTCAGAATATCTTTCATGCTACATACTCCCCACGCACGCCAGCCAAAGCCTGATCAAACATTTTGTGGATGTGGCAGAACCGCAATTCAAGTGAATTGAAATGCCACAAGGTTTTATCCTGTATACCGTTGCCAGTGCTCGCGTGGTAATTCACCTCGGCCCGTTCTATGAATCTGTCGGTAGCGCTGATCAGCTTATAGCGTGCCGTCGCCCCTCGTCCGCGCTTAATGATTTTTACGTCCGGCGATATGATCATCGACCGCAACCGAATCACCAATTCTTGCCGCGTCATTGTGTTGGCGGGATACGCAGCTTTGACCGCTGCGAAAATTTCGGTGGTGCTCAGTTCTTTGCCCTGAATAAGCTCCACAAGCTGCTTTGCTGTAACTCTGGTCATTTGTCATGCCTCGGCTATTTCACTTTGTTGTTACTCATGCCAGCGCGGATCCGTGCCAACATTTCCATGCCCTTTCGCTGATAGCGCCCGTCCGTGTCAGCGACTTGTGCGTCGCCCGGCGGCCTGTTATCCAGCGCTTTCGTTTTTCGCACTGGCGGTATGGAGAAGCCCATTTCCGCTTGCTTTGCCCACTTCGCCAGCAACCGGCCAGCCAGTGCAGCAAGTTCGTTATGTCCCAGCTTGCGCCCAATGCCAGCGCGGCGGAGCTCCGGGCAAATCTGGAACAGCACAGGGTGACGCCAGTCGAAACTTTCCGCGCTGTCGAAACGCCAAGATTCGTTACGCCAGCGATGGTACTCAGTCATGACGTCGTCCGCCGTCAGGCCGAACGGGTTGGCCGTACACTCGCCAACGATCGCGGTAAATTCCGCAAGGTCAGGCGGCCAGTGGTTACCGGCGCTGCATCGCTCCATGCACCGTCGCGCGGCGTAGGCCAATTGGTCATCCGAGAATTTCGAAATCGTCTGGCCCCAGATCGTGGATGGCGCTGCCCCGTTCTTGCTCACCCAGCGGTTGGCATATATCCCCACCATCGTCTCCCAAAGGAGCCAAGCCTTGGCTAACCCGCCACTCGTTGTGCCGGGTCCGTACCTGCTCGAAGGCACTGGCTGGGGTGGTGTTTTGTTTTGCATGTTGGCCTCCTGATTTTTGGGTTTTTACGTGTTCACGGTATCTCTGAACACTTCGAGAAAATTTTTGCTCCCACTGAGCCTGATTGAATGCCTGGCCTCCGGAGCTCCAGAACAAAATAAAATCGTCCAACTCCTCAGCGGCATATTCTTTTGGCAGATTCCCTTTCGGAAGCCAGCCGTCAAACATCGGGAAAGGTGAATCGTCAGGCAATAACTCACCTTCGCGCCCATGCGCGTTGTGTGGGGTTTTATTTTTCTGTTCCTGTTCCTGTTCCTGATTAAGAAACGGTTTAATAACCCTTTCGGAACCCTTTAATTTTGCTGCGTCAATGTGAGATATGGCATTAGCTAAAACCCGCGCCAATACTGGCTTTAAGCTGGTATTATCTGGAACCTGAGTAAACAACCGCAGCGCCGAAATTCCCTGATTGGGGTTGTCTATCGTGTTCCACTCCATAAAATTACGAATAAGTACCCATTTCGATGTTGAATCACGGGTTGCGAAACCGTTATTGGATAGCTCATCAAACCCTTTCGAAACCCTTTCGAAAGGCCATCCTAAGTCTTCCGAAACATACCCATCTGGCAGGCGAAAACACCCAATCATATTCGTGTGCTGCCCGGTCAACAGATACAATGCCAGCAGTCGTGCATCATCAGATACCTGGCGCATACCATCGCTGATCCAAAATGATGTATGCACTTTGCCGTAATCACGCATAACTACTCCGGTAAACTTCTCGCGTCTCTGTGCAACCAAGCAGCTCGATCGCCGATTTGATCGCAATGAACGCTGATATGGCTTCATTGATCTCTTTAAGTGCCGCTGCCGGAGCCGCGCCAAGATTCACTGCATTAACCGCAGCAATACCCTCTTTTGCGGCCACAGCAGCTAACAGCACAGGATCGTTTGGGGCTTCAATGCGCGCACGCCTCTCCGCAGGTAAAGCCGCCAATGCTGCAATCTTCAAATTTGAGGCCAAAGGTGCATACCTGGGGCCGTCGTAACCGCGAAAGATTCGCTTCACACGCTGGGTGGCGTTAATCAGTCCCTTGCCGGTGTCAGTAGTTGGAAGAATGTCGCCACCGCCTGCAGCGTGGTATTGCTCTGCCACTGCTAGCCCAACGGTTTTCCAGCCATCCACAAGGGCCCAGGCTTCCAGTTCGGCAGCCACTGACTCAATCGGAGGACTGATTTTCATGATTCACTTTGCCTCTACGCTTTGCTTTATGCTGGTCGTAAGCGATGGGGTCGTACTTCAAAACACCGCCAGATGCGATCTGTAGGCGCATAGCTTTACCTTCAGGGACTAAATCCCCCCAAACGGAAACTGATGAAGGTTTTACCCCTGCCGCCATAGCTAGCTTCGTCTTGTTACCAAAAAAATTCACTGCGTCACTTTTGAGCACTTCACGTCCCTCCTTAGGTTTTCTTAAGAAGATTAGATCGTAGAGAAACCTAAGTAAAGAAAAATTAGAATTACCTAATATGGAAAATGAAACTTTTGGTACCCGTCTGCTCCGCAGGCGCAAAGAACTAAAACTCTCTCAAGCTGCCCTCGGTAAAATGGTTCAGGTGGCTCATGTAACTATTTCCCAGTGGGAGAGGGATGAAACACAGCCTGCTGGCAAACGGCTCTTTGGCCTAAGTAAGGCCTTGCAATGTGATCCAACATGGTTGATGTTTGGTGATAGCGATAAAGTGCCGGCAGAGCCCGTTACACCTCAAAAGATAGAGCTGTCTCCTCAGCACCAAGAGTTGATCGAACTATTCGATTCACTTCCTGCGTCGGAGCAAGAAGCGCAACTGAGTGAATTACGTGCTCGTGTTGAAAACTTCGGACGGCTGTTTGAAGAACTTTTACAGGCTCGTAAGCGTACCCAAAAGAAGTAAGTGCCTTCATCCCCCTGAACTCCTCCCTAATGCGTGAAAGCCCCATAGCCTTGTAAAAAAAATAACACCTTAAAATACAAAAGGTTGCTCACGCACAGCTTAGAATTTAGGTTTTTCTACAATTTTTGTGTTGATCTAAGCCTTAGGTTAATCTAAATTTCATTCATCGAAACCACACAGTGATTTCTCAGGTAACAAGTTCCGCCAGCCTGGCGACAAAGGCAAAGCACACAACAGAGGTTTACACGATGAAAGCAAAAGTCCTATGCATAACGCCAAGCGAAGAGGCTGTCGGATACCTTACTGCTGGTAAGCAATATGACATCGAAAGCACGTGCGCTAATGGACAGTGTGTGCGTGTTATCGATGATCAAGGGGATGAAATCAGCATTTATGTTGTTCAGTCCAGCTACGGTAAATTCCGCGAACTGCCGAAGTTATAACACCCAGTGCGCCCTACGGGGATCACAAATAAGAACATCACGTTGGAGGAAAATCATGTACGGAACACAAGAAGTTATCCGCCAATGCGTCCTTCCTGGCATGTTAGTGAAGCATCAGGGAAAGACATGGCGAGCATCAGCAAATACTCGCGGGAAGTTATATTTATTCAACCTGACAGAGTCAAAGCGAATCTCCGATTATCTAGTTGAAATATGTTTAGACTCACGCGGGCATCCATTAATTCATTGAATGTGATAAACAAGAAACACTAATTGTAATTTAAAAGCGATTTATATGCCGACAATCCGGCAGGGATTTTATCAACCAAAATTCAGGAGAAAAGTAATGTTTAATTCAATTGAAGTCAGAAGCACAAAGGTTGAGTTATCAGTAATCAACTCTGATCTAGCATCTTTTGATTGCAATGGTAGTGTCACTGGCTTTGTACACCTTCCCGATGTTGGCCCCATAACAGTAGTTCTCGATGGAGGTTACACGCTGGGTGAGTATAAAGATCCATCGAGTGCGATTAAAGGGATCTCTTTCTTATGCTTTGCTGTTGAAGACGCAGATAAACGGGCAGGAATGAATTATCAGGCCTACATGCAAACTTTTAAGGCAGGATTTGCATCCAGAATGCATTGATTGAAGCGCCCCGGAAACGGGGCTATTTATCCGCATAAGCATTTTTTCAGTGCTTAACCTGATAAATGAGGGTTCGAAAATGGATATTACGCTTGGATTTAAAAAACTATCGCTAATTAACGGTGAGGAAGTCACGGTAAGTATAGCCCCTAGCGCAATGAAGAAGATGATCATGGGGCTTCTTTCTAATGGTTATCTTACCACTGAGGATCTGGCAATTTACATGACTGAGCAATTATCTATTTGTGATAGTCAAAGTCTCAAGCACGTATTACCAGAAGATACCGCAAAGAAATTAATTTCGACCTATGAATCCGTAAAAAATGGAGAGAACTATGTCTGACAAACAATTATATACAGCATGCTGGTATCCCAGCGAACAAACAGCAGAAGAAAATGGTGCTCGTCGCGTTGCTTATTCCTTCTATGCAGCTAACGAGAAACAAGCTCGAGCCAAAGCAACGCTTCATTTTATGGAGCAATTCCCTGATGCCGACGATGCAGAGTTCGAGTTAAAAATTTACGTTGTGCAGGAAGGAATCCCCTGCCCTGAGGTCGAGACTTGGGATGAAGGCTTCTTATATGAGAATAACTGGAATGACGAGCTGGGTTATCCAGAATCAAAATCCGATAACGGTCTCATTGATTTCAGTAAATTGTCTGAGTCACTTCGCATCGATGTATTGGTGAAATACCACACGACCGAAATTACCAATGAACAACTTTCCGGCGCACTAGAAGCCCCAGAGGATGCAGCGAGTAACTTTGACAGTCATATTGCCGACGCCATTAAAAAGACGCCAGCAGTTGCGAAAATGTACCCTGAGCGAATCTTAGACGCGATCGATTATATCCGTGAGAAATGCCCTCCTACCAAGAAGTGGCCTGAGATAAAAGCGGTTCTGGCCGGTTGGCTGAACAAGCGCAATGACGAGCGCAAAGAAGAAGCCTCCACGTCAGGATTGCAAACTGTGAGTGCACAGCAGAACGCGACCGATGAAACGCTGCGTGTACCCTCTGGCGCGACTGCCGGCGGCGGTAATCTGACAGACCGAGGTGAGGGTTTTAAGCACGATTTTGATTCACTCGCGCTTGAAATCGCCCTTGGCCGTATAGCGCGGTCTATGGATTTCGATATCTACAATTTGCGTAGTGCGCACATTAACCGTGCTCGCGAAATGATCAAACTAAAAGAGCGCCCATTTCCCGCGCTGTTTAGCGCATACCGTAATATGCCGGGCGTTCTGGACTATTCACGCGCCATCATTATCTACTCGGTTAAAACCGCGCCGGACAACATCGAGGCCACACCAGGGAAATTGACCGAGTACCTTAATAAAACGCTGACCGAAACCGATCACGCCAATCCTGACCCACACATCGTTGCGGTTGCCTGTGGTATCACTGGTGAGAATTATAACAATGAAGAAACCGAACAGAACTCGGCGAGCGCTACTTGCGCACTGGCTGATGAGCAAGCAGCGATCAGCACAGTGGGAGCACAACAACCAGATGCGAACACTGCGCCGGAAAATCTGGAAGATGGATCACCGGTAGAGCGCACCGGGCCGTTTTACTACCGCACATCTGAAGGGCAAGTTGGCCGCGCAAATAAACTTGCGAAGCTGGATCTCGTACTCGCCCAAGGGTGTGAGGAGATCACCAAAGAAGAATACCAGTCGCTGAAAGACAATCCACCGGCACAGCGTCAAAGCAAGGACGAACAGCAATTAGCAAAGAACGATCGTAATGGACTCTATTCTGTTGAAGAACTAACAGGCGAGCAACAACAAACGCAAGGCGCAGCTTCCTCAAATGAGGGCGAAAAAAAGGAAGTGCTCCCAGCTCAACCGGAACCACCCGTGTTCCAGTCTATCGCTGCCGATCTGGAAAATGACCTCGCAGAAAAAGGCGATAACCTGAAAATTTGGCGCAGTGTCATGCGTACAGATCCTCGCTATACGAAGGATTTGACCGGTGCAGGATTTGAAGGCACAAGCATCAACGCCGAATACATGATTATGCGTGCCACTGAGATATTCGGCCCTATTGGCAGCGGCTGGGGTTATGAGGTTCTGGAAGATCGCATGATCCCTGGTGCTCCAATGAGCGAAGCGATATATGAAGGGCAAAAGTTCATTGGAAAGCGCATGTTGCGCGATGCAGATGGCACCCTGATCACTGAGCTGAATCACAGCATCAAGATCCGTCTGTGGTATCTAAATGGTGCCAAAGAACGCTGTGTTGTCGAAGCCTACGGCGCTACTCAATACATGTATATGACGTCGAAAAACATCATTAAATGTGATGGCGAGGCGCAAAAGAAATCTCTCACAGACGCAATTAAAAAATCGCTATCACTCCTTGGTTTCTCCGCCGATGTTTGGCTGGGGCTTTACGACCAAGCTGAATATAAGCAAGAGAACGCCATCCGGTTCGACCTCATTAATGCCAGCGATAAGGCCGAGGACGTAACACTTATTCGTAAAGAACTGGACGAGAAATTTAAAGCCAACACCAAAAGCATGCGTGAAGCAGTTACACCGAATGAGATTTCTGGCATTGCTTCATCGCTCACTCGAGTCATGGGCATTCACCTAAAAGATGCTCGCGAAAGGGGTGACGCAGAATACGCCAAATACATTGAAGGCCGCTTGCGCCGTCTCGAAGAAGTTAAATCCGAATGCCTCACTAAATTGCAGGAGAAAGCCGCATGAACGCTCGTACAATCGACTTAGCCTTAGAAATTAGCAAACTGGAGTCTCTCGCAGCTGAAGGTGGGGAACTCACACCTGAAATGATCGCCGATACCCTCGAAGGCATTGAAGGGATGATGGAGGATAAATTTGATGCCACCATGAGTGTTATTAGAGATTTCGAAGCAAAGGCAGATGCCTGTAAAAAAGAAGCAGCTCGGATAGCTGAACGTAAAAAGCATTGGGACCGTCAGTCTTCCGCACTTAAAAAGTACCTGCTGGAGTGTCTTCAACTTTCAGAACGTACAACATTTAAAACAACGTTGAATACCTTTACTGCCCGAAAAGGTAGCGCAAGCCTTGTTATTGATGACGTTGATATGCTGCCTGATGGATTCGTTGAATCGCATACGGAAGTCATTAACGATGTGCAGAACGACAAAATAAAAAAAGCTCTTATGGAAGCTTTAAAAACAGTGGAAGAAATGAAGAAGAAAGGCGAAGTGCCACCACCAGAACTTTTAAATCCTGTGCCAGGCGCACACTTAGAAATAGGCGCAACAACACTCCAAGTGCGCTAATCCAGATGCGGTCAGAAATGACCGCTTACTGAGACGACTAAAATGAGCGACAACAGCGACAGCCTTTTATTTCCGAGAAGAATCGAGCCAGATGACTTCAAAGACCACACATTGCAAATCATCTGGAAAATGCGAAACGGCTACCGCCGTCACTTTGGAATTGTGGAGCTGCCACCTGAGCTAAAAAGGCACAACACTTTAAAAAATAGGATATAGGAAATGAACCGTGAAGAAATTATTGAAGCAATCGCATCAGCCTCAGAGTTAAGCCACCGCGAAGGTCGCGATATTTTCGCCAGCCGGATTTACTCCATGATTGAAACTGGAAAAATTCCAGGGGTAATGTTAGCCACCACTGATGTGCAACAGTTAATGCAAGAAAACAAAGCAATGCGAAAAGCGATCGCATTTGCTATTTCCCCTGGCATATGGATTCAAAGAGAGGATGAAATATTCCAATATTGCGGTGGCACTTGGTATGCAGAAATACTGAAACAGTCTATTTGCAAGGATAACAAACTTGAAATGAATGAAGGTGGGCTGTGATGGCTAACTCTATAAACAAGCTTATTGATGACAAAATAATCAAGCGCGGAAAGAACGGTTTACTAATCCGGCTGGACGATATTCACGTTCAGGAAGGTTTCAATAAACGTGTTGAAGACGAGCGCACTCTGGCTGCTGATGATGACCTATTCAATCACCTATCAGCGGGTAAGCCAGTTCCTCCTCTCGAGGTTCGCCCACGCGATGAGGGTGGCGTGTGGATTGTTGAAGGCCACAGGCGTCATCGAGCCTATATACGTTGTCGTGATGCCGGTAAGCCTGCTGAATGGATAGCAATTATGCCATTCACAGGGAGCGATGTGGAGCGCATAGCACGCATCATGAACAGCAACAGCCAACTTGCGCTTACTCCCTACGAGCAATCGCGGGTCGTCAAAGAACTGGCCGGATTTAATCTTTCCCCTGATGAAATCGCCACGCTTGTTGGAAAAAGCCGAACAACGGTCGATAAGCTCCTGGCGTTGAGTCAGACCAACCATGATGTGCAAACACTGGTCAAAGATGGTGCTGTTGCCGTTGACGCTGCCCTTGAGCGCGTGAAAGTTCACGGTGATTCTGCTGGAAAGATTTTAGCGAATGACGTTGAAAAAGCGCGGACTCAGGGCAAGAAAAAAGTTACTAAATCCGTTATCAACCGTGAGTTCAGCGCCAAAAAAGCCCGCCGACTATGCGAGCTTCTTTACGATGCTGCCCCAATGACCCGCGAGGAAGGCGACGTTTTACTGCTGGCAAAGGGAACGCGTGAGGAGATTAACGCCATCCTAAACGATTATCGCCGGTTGGGAGAGAATACAGATAATGGGTGATGTAATCGAAACCATCCACGGTGAAGTATTAGATGGGGCGTTTTTCGCCCCTGCTTCCTCCGACCTTGTTGATTCTTTGATCGGCCAGTACAAACAACTTCGAGCTGATATAGAAATGATGTCCGGGTTAATTAACACGCACCATGCATCCGTACATCATTTTCTGGAAGGTAATCAGGACCATGATCGCCGCCATTATTTCGGCGGCGTCAGTAATCTATTTAAACTCGAAGGCGCTATAGCCAGCCTGAATGCAACCTTCTGGCAAAAAGCACTGAACATGACCGATGTTTACGAATACATGCCAAATAATCGGCGTACTGAGTGGAACGAACAAATACGGGAAATGAAAACACCCGATTTCGAAGAAGAAACTGTGCGACCAACAATAATGGAACTGCTGAACTCGCGGCAGCAATTTTTTTCTGAGCGCGTAGACGGTATTTTCCGCGCTCTTTCCGGCAATCACGTAACCAACAGACCGGAAGGTTTCGGCAAGCGCATGATCCTTGCCCGGGTGTTCACCGATTACGGCATGACGAATCACGATATGAGCGGCTATATCCAGGATCTACGGCAGGTTATCGCGAAATTTATGGGCCGAGATGAACCCCGCTGGCGCGTGACCGACGATGCGCTACAGGAAGCCCGGTACCGCCACGGTGAATGGCTGGTGCTTGACGGTGGGGCATTGCGTGTACGGGCCTATCTGAAAGGCACAGCACACCTTGAAGTTCACCCGGAAATGGCCTGGAGACTCAACTGCATTCTGGCGCACCTGTATCCGATGGCGATCCCGCCTGAATTCCGCCAAAAACCCAAGAAAAAGCTTAAAGATTTCGTGCTGATGAGCAAGCCACTCCCCTTCGCCGTTCTGGAAGTGCTGGCGGGGTTAAAGGCAGAACGCCACCTGCCGATTCAACGCAATCGATGGGACGATTGGACACAACCGCTCACTACCAACCCGCACAACCGTCGCTTTGACTGGCGAGACGAAGACAAGGCAATACGAGGGCAAGCGGGCAAAGTATTGGAAATGATCGGGGGTGTACTAATCAAAGCTGGCCCCCAGAAAAGCATCAACATCTGGGAGTTCGATTACGATCCCGCCCGAGTGCTGGGCGAGATAATCGCTTCTGGTTGCATTCCAGACCATCAATCGCACCAGTTCTACCCTACCCCGGAATCACTGGCTGAATGGGCCGTATCTGAGGCCGAAATACAGCCGGGGGAAAAATGCCTGGAACCGAGTGCTGGCACCGGAAACATCGCGGTATTCATGCCGGCGGATCAAACCTGCTGCGTGGAAATATCAGCTCTACATTGTCGCGTACTGGAAGCAAAAGGGCTAACCGTTGAGCAAGCCGATTTTATCAAATGGGCTGAGTCCACCACCGAGCGCTTCGACAAGGTGGTAATGAACCCACCATTCAGCGAAGGTCGTGCCAAAGCCCACGTAGAAGCCGCAGCAAGCCTGGTAAACGTTGGTGGCCGGCTTGTAGCAATACTGCCAAGTGGGATGCAGAAGAAAGACATTTTACCCGGCTGGTCCTGTTCATGGTCCGGCCTTATAGATAACGAGTTCGACGGTACCAGCGTTTCGGTTGTTCTGCTGAAAGCAGACCGTAAGTGAATTTCAAGATTCAGTTTCAATCCGGTCAAAAACGTACAGTACAGGCCGGTCATGAGGTGAAGTATGCCGCAAGTGATCTTTAATGAAGAGTGGGTTGTTGAAGATAGGCTTAAAGCAAAGACGGGCCTTAGCGATCGACAAATAGAAAAGTATCGCCAAGGGTGTTGGATCGAGGGGGTGCATTTCAAACGAGTTGCATCCACTGGCCAACGCGCCGTACGTGGAGTCACTTGGTACAACTACCCTGAAATTAACAAGATGGTTCAGGATGCGTAATGGCAAAAGCAAAACTACCAACCGGTGTCGAGATCCGCGGAAAGCGCTTGGCTATCTGGTTTATGTATCGCGGGAAACGCTGTCGCGAATTGCTGAAATCTTGGGAAATCACCCCGGCAAACATCAAGCGCGCTTCCATGATGCGGGCAGTCATCCAGAGTGAGATCCAACTGGGGCAGTTTGATTATGCCGCACGGTTCCCAACGTCTAAGCGTGCGGCAGAAGCCACCATCGCTTCCGGGCCAGTTCGTAAGGTCGAGACATTCGGCCAGTTAGTAGATGCCTGGCTGGAAAACCGTGAACCAGAATTGGCTCGTAATACGATGAAAAAAGCCCAGTCACAAATGAAAACCATAAAATTCATTGTGGGACCAGATCGGGCGCTAGCGGACATCAACCACAACGACATTCTCGGTTTTAGAAATGCGCTCCTGCATGGGCGAACTTTTTACCAGGAAAGTCTGCGCAGCAACAAGGACGGCCGCACCGTGCGCACGGTTAACGATTATGTTGGCGCACTCTGTACCGTGTTACGTTTTGCCTACCGATCGGGCTTTATCCGCGACAAGCCCTATGAGGAGGTTCGAAAATTAAAGCGGTCGAACACGAAACCGGATCCGCTGCTCCGTGATGAGTACGATCAGTTGGTAATGGCGTTGGATGGCCAGCGACGTTTTATGTGGACAATCGCCATTTTTACCGGGCTTCGCCACGGCGAGCTTGCCGCCCTTGCATGGGAGGATATCGACCTGGATAAAGGTGAATTACGGGTGAGCAGAAATTTAACGTCCCTGGGCGAATTCGGGCCGCCAAAAACGCAGGCAGGTTTTCGCACGGTAACGCTACTCGCGCCGGCGGTGGAGGCACTACGCGCGCAGCGGTTGCTTACCGGCCTGCATCGGCCAACCGAGATCACGTATCATCACCGCGAATACGGTAGCACCGAACGCCAACGCCTGCGCTTTGTGTTTGTCCCGCGCCCATCCAAAGGCGAGCAGCGGCCGCACTATGGCCTGTCGTCGATCGGCGCTCGCTGGAATGCCGCTGTGAAGCGCGCAGGTATTCGACCACGTAATCCGTACCAGACGCGCCACACGTTCGCCTGCTGGCTTTTGACGGCCGGAGCGAACCCGTCATTTATCGCGGCGCAGATGGGACACGAAAACGCGCAGATGGTTTACGAGATCTACGGAAAATGGATTGAACAGATGAACGGCGATCAGGTGGCAATGCTCAATGACAGGCTGGCTATTTAATGCTCTTTGCCCCTATAATGCCCCTTTCTGGAGTATCGAAAAAATAAAATGACTGAGAATCAACAAGATAACAAGCGTTTGCAATACAACCTGAACAAATTGCAAAAACGCCTGCGCCGCAACGTGGGCGAAGCGATCGCCGATTTCAATATGATTGAAGAAGGCGACCGCATCATGGTCTGTCTGTCCGGCGGCAAAGACAGCTACACCATGCTGGAGATCCTG